TCCTACGACTATGGCAGCACAAGCAGAGGTTTCCATAATTATTGCACAGTGCCATCCACTCTGCAACCGTGTATGAACCTCCAGATTGGGCTTTGATTGACCTTCGTTTATGAACTCGCGCTATGGACTCCTCTGGATTGTCCTGCCTGTACTTCTTATTGCGAGCAGCAATACGCTCCTTATCTCTTTGGTACCGAGCGGCATTATTGGCTTTGATACGATCTTTGTTTTCTGAAGCCCATGCCGCTACTGTGGCATTTTGTTTGTCTCTGTTATTATCGCGCCACTTCTTTTGCTGCTCTCTACTTCTGGTTGGATTATTTGCTCTCCACCTTCGTGTTTGAGCATTGCGATCTTCTTTGTTCTTATAAGGCATCATGTCCTCCACTAAGGTTGCCCCGAGAGGTGTAGTGGCACCCCTCAGGGCTAACTCTGGATTCGAGGTCCAGAGATGTCTATTTTCTCATCATTTTCACGTAATATTTAGGTGGCCAAGCTCCGAAGTAGTCGTCCTCAGAATCTGCTTCTAAAAACCTTTGCCAATCCCTGTGGTCAAGCCCTTGATACATTGGGTGACCGTCTCTGCCCCAATCATACACATTGTTGTGATGGCATTCTAGTATGTGGGGCAAAAGAAAGTCTTCATAATCCTGTTCCTGAAGCATTTTGTGAAGGGCTTCTTTGTGCGCACGGCGTACTCCTCGGTTTGCTAAGGATTTGTCCTGCTTTGCGCTTTCAGCCCCAGTTATTGCCATGAATGGCTTGCGTTTGAAACTTCTGGACATCTGTCTATCCTCCTAAACTAATGAAGAACTGACATAATGACCTCCTATGAAATTTGCACCGATTCCCACGGTGCTTCTCAGGTATCCTGAGTGTTTGCCAGGGTGTTCCTAGCCGGTTATGGGTTGTCCCCGTCGTCTAGGCTCGGCTAACCTTTATTTGCGCCAACTTGGAACGCCATTTAGGTCTTCCCGCCTACGCAACATTTCTTTTTTCCATTGGTGATTATGACAAAGTGTCTGAAAACCATCAGGATAGCCAGCATTCTTCAGTATAACGTAAAACTGAACACCGCCGTACTGATTTCCTTTTTTACGATCTGCAGCACCAGAGTTGTCTATGTGATCTATAGTCAGCATATCGGGATCACACACTGTACATCTCTCCCAGCAACACTGCAATTTTCCATTTCCGTAGTGAGTCAAGACTTCTGCCTTTTGCTCCAAACGAAGTTGACTGCGACTAATGTTGATCCTCGCCCTGCATTCTACACAGTACTTGATGGTTTTACCGCCATTTCCCGTACCACTACGCACGGTAGCTGGATTACTTCCGCAACAAACACACAACCCACGAGCCCTCAGCTCTGCATACCTAGTTAACTCCGGTTTAAGTCTCCGTCTTTCTTGCATTTCCTTTGGTCCAGTAACGGCCCCATAGTAAGATTTGGCATCAGCCTTTAGTTTATCTTTGTGTTCCTGATAATACTTTTGGTTGTATTCTTTAGTTGCCATAATATCCCTCCGAACAAGGCGGGTAGGGAAGAGGTTCGGCTCTTCCCATCCCTAACCCAAGGCCGCTAAGCCTTGAGGTTTCTATCACTTTCTCCACGTCACCCAGCGCTGATTACCGTTCGCATCTTTTTGCTTCAAGTAGCCCCGGCCTGCGATCATTTCCATGATGGCATCGGGTTTCCCGTGCTTGTCAACGTGATCCATGTCAAGTGCATCACGCCCAGGCTTCGTTGCAACATAAATTGGCTTTCCCGTTGCTGCTGCTGCAGTTTCCACCTTGGCAGTAGCTGTTTTCTTCTCAGCCGCTGCAGCTACTCTACCTGCGGCTGCGCCTGCTTTGGAGTAGCCAGGATACATACGCTGTACCACGTCCCGCACAAGGCCCACTGCTAGAGAGTCTACGCGTGCCTTGTGATACTCCTCAATCTTAGCACGGTCGGGGGTTTTCGCACCCCACATCGCCTTCATTTGAAGCTGATACGCCGAGTCAGCCTTTAGAGTTTCATAAAGAGTTGACTTAATAGTGTTGCCCAAAGGCATCAGATTCTCTCGACCAAAGCCTTTGAAGAACGGCATCTGCAGATACGGGCCCAGGGCTGCCCCTAGAGATTTATTATTTTGGCTATCGGTAGACTTGGCAACGCTGTTCTTAAACTCAGTTGTCTGATTAGTCTTGAATTCCTCTTGCTGCTTCAGGAATGCCGCACGTTCCTCATCAAGTTGCTTGCGCTCAGGGGATACTACGTTTTCCTTAGCCTTCTTATTATCTGCAGCGAGCTTGTCATACCAGCCCTTAATGTCCGCAGCAGCATCCTTCGCTGCCGCCACAGCCTTAGCTGGGTCTGGGTCGTTCAGCGACTTGACCAGATACTCAAGTGCACCCGGAAGATTCGCCGTATCCAGTGCGCTCAGGAAATGCGGAGCAAATGCCGCTTTGAACCCAGCTTCATCATTGACCTTCACTGCATCCAAAAATGACGGTGCCAGTTTTCCGAGCGCATCGAGCTTGCCCTGCGATTTTAGGTCTGAAACAATGTTCTCAACAAGCTTAGGGTCCCCTGCGTACAGTTGGTTGTCGCTGTCTTCCGCGAGTTTCTGCGTACCTGTGAGCTTCTCGTAGCCCTCATGGCCACCTACGAGGTCCATGAACTCCTTGGCTTGCTTAATCTCGTTCACGCCACCAGGGAAAATCTGCTTTGCAGCCTCCCACCTCTCGAATGAGCCATGAAGTTGCTTCACTGCAGCGGCATGCTTTGGGTCTAGGTCGCGGAGAGCCTTGAGGGACTGACGAATCTCCTGAGGAGTCTTCTCAGTACCAGGAAGGTCCTCTACCTTGGCTGCTTCTGTCTTTTCAACAGGGGTGCCGTCGCTATTATATTGCTGTTTTTCCGACTTCTTCGCAGCATCTGCCTTAGGGGCTTCCGTAGTTTCTGCTGGAGTTTCCGTAGCAGTTTCAGTAGTCGGTGTTTCTGTAGTTTCGGTGGTGGGTGTTTCCACTGCTGTGTCCGCAGCGGCTGTGGCGGGGATATCCACGCCCACAAAGTCCAGCACTCCCATATCATCTGCCATGAGTCAATTTCTCCTTGAGTCTAACTTTTTTTCTGAGTCTAACTGCTTCTAGGTACGTACGCTGGTCCACACTCTTTGTACCTAAGTAAAACTGCTTTCAATATCTGTTCCTCATATTCTATATCAAATATGTGCTCCCAGTATTTATATCTGTTTTGCACATAAAACGAAGAATGGTTTCGTATCCTTCTTCCCTCTACTGTGTCTGGCTCACTGCTCATAATGATCTGTGAAGTCTCCGACATCAACCCTGTGCATTCTTTGCACAGGTTGTCTTTCAATTTGTCCACTGACCCACAAACTTCGCACTTCGGTCTGTTTCCTAATGGGTATCTGTGCCCTTCCTTAGTCATACCGTGATACTCTACGCAAGTACAGTCTACAGAACATCCACTCCTACGCTCTGTTAACATGCTTTTCTCCTGAGTCTAACTTACAAATGTAGCTTCTTTTTCTTTGCCGAAAAGTACTTCGGAACTAAACTTTCCTTCGTCGTCCACGTAAACTCCAAGGATTCCCCCAGGATCAACCGAGGTTTCACTTGATTCAGGACGATTGTCACCATTGCCTGTTATGATATTTTCCACGATTACGATGTTGCTGTTGTGAGTGCAGTATACTGCGAGTTCTCCGCTCTTAAGCCTTTCATTGAAAAAGTCAAAAACGCGCTGTTCCACGTCGTCCAAGGATTCCCCTTCAGGCACTTTCAGTGTGGGGTTGTCGATGTAGAAATTCAGGATGTCATCAAATTCGTCTCTGTCTTTGCCGCTGAGAAACCCTAAGTCCCACGAAATCAAACCACGAGTTAATTCTACAGATGCGCCTATATATTCGGCTACGGTTTCGGCTGTCTGCACTGCTCTGTGTAGTGGGGAGCTATATACCTTTGTAATCTTCTCTCCCAAATTTTTAACAGCCTCAGCTGCCGATTCCGCTTGGGTTTCCCCTTTCTCATCTAAGGGTGGGTCCATGCGAGCCCTAAACTTGTTATCTTCATTCAAAGTTGTGGAGCCATGTCTAACTAGAATCGCGACTAGCTTTTTCTCAGCCATTCATGGCTCCTTTCGTTATTGTCCAAACTGCCTTGGAGGACGGACTCCCTGAGGAGGTGGTGCTTTCTTTTCTTTCAGCGCCTCGGGAATCGCCTTCTTTTGTACAGCCATATTCAGGGCATTTTGATCATGCTGTGCAAAGTCTTGAGGAGTTGCTTGTATCCCCATCTTCGCTAATGCTTGCTGTGCAATATTTGCAGGCATTTTTGAAACATCAACGCTGATGCTCTCTGAAGGCGGCTTGTTCGGTGGCGCATTCGCTGCGGCTATTTTCTTTGCCATAGCTATGTGTTCACTATAATGAAGATGGGTATTTTCAAAAGCTGCACGTTGCATTGAAGTTCCGTAATGGAATTTCTGGCCCTCGGTACCCGTCATCCAGTCAAAGCACTCCCCCGCCTCAACTACGTGGTTCTCTGACTCGTCCTGAGCCACGGGGATTGTGCTAACTTGAGGCGGCAGTGTCTTAGCCTGCTGCTGCAGTTGCTGCACCATCGCCATGCTTTCTGGCGGAATTGGTTGCATTGTCTGCTGAGCAATTTTCATTTGCTCTGCAGCTTGTGCCAGAGTCTGCTGAATCTTCAGAACTGCGGGATTCGGCATCGGTCCAGACCGCAGGAGGAGTTCAAACTCCGCCTTCTGTTTCGTGATAGAGTCTGCTCCAGGTACCTTGAATTTCTTCAAGCGAATACCACTTTGCAGTATCGGCAAGTTAGCAGGTGAGAACAACCATTGTCTGATTGCTTCGTTCTGCGTGCTTGCGTCAATCATTTTGATTAATTTCGCCTCTTTTTGGTTCCAACTTTCTGGGAAAGCTGGGTTTGCCTCAGGATAGCAAAGAACATTTCCCGCAAGGTTGGCTGTGTTAACTGATACTTTGCCACGCCCAGGTAATTGCTGAGAAATCTTCTTGCCTTCTCGGCAATCTGCGGCGCAACCAACCGCTTGGCGCGCGCACTCTGCGAAGAGGTCCTGAATATTATTCCAAGGGCAACCAATGCGCTGTAATGCAGAGTCCATCTGGATCACTGCATTGCCTACAGTATTTTCACCAGTTGCTGCGCCAAACAACGAAGGCAGCGCTCCTGTGATTTCTTCCGAAAGCGTAGTGATGAACCATTTAATGAAATCAGCCAGTGCATTTTGCGGCTGCGGCGTGGGCTCAACCATGATGTACTGATCCATGGTAGTAAGTCCAGGCTGCGGCTGGAATGGCCCAGTGCTTCCTGGGACATTCGTCTGTGTCTTTATGGCTTGCATATCAAACGCTTCGGCATTCATCCATTTTTTAGGAACAGTGCGTTTGAAGAAGTCGTCTTGGAGGTCAACCCAATCATTGATGCGTTTCTGAACAGATATCAGGGACGTACCCAGTGCGCGACGATTCTGGCCTTTGCCAGAGAACGGGTGTGCTATTGCAAGGTGCGCGTCCATACTCTCATTCTTGGAATACGCATAGTTAGCGCCTGCTTTTACAAGCAGCGCTCCATTGGGAAATGCTTCTAGAAGTTCAGCGCGCGTCAAGTCATTTACTGAATCGTCCATAAACATCGATGGACGAAACCATGTGTGCTTAACGACTGTATGGCGCTGCAGAGAATCCCCTGTCACATATGCGCCAAGAACTGCTTGCCGAGTATTCTCTCGGGCAATACGATCCAACTCTACTTCGGAATTTCCATCGGACCCTGGCTTTATTTTACTTGCAATCCACGGGAACTTTGCCTTAGCAATGGCAACATCTAAGTCCTCGTAGAGCTGCACAAACTGCATATCTTTAATTTCATCAACAGCTATGGGTACCTTGTGGTCCAACTTTCCGTGAAGGGAAGTGACTTCTCTGCCCCGAGCCTTCTTCATGGGCTCTGCAGGGGGAGTAACTGAATTTTCTTCTTCGGTCTCCTCAGATGTCTCTTCTTCGTCTTCATCTAAGGGAGACTCAGTTTGTTCTAGAACTTCGTCCAAGCCTTCTTGGCCAGTCGGAGTTTCATCTGGGGGATTCAGAAGGTCTTCTGAGGTAACCGGGGCTTCTTT